TATCCACCTTATTGTCTAGTTTATCTGCAATCCGAATTAGCATCGATTTTATCTCAGCAATGTCTAACTGGTAGTCATCGCGTCTGACGTAGGTATCTGGTACATGACGTTCTATAGCCTTTACGTCTTTCTGTAGGTTACTGACAGCATCCCACACAGCTCTTAAATACCATCCTACAAATATCGACATTAACCCTAAAAGAGCGTTAAATAGTGTTTGAAATTCCACATGGATTCCTCAAGTTTTAATTAGTTTTATAATCAAAGCGTTAGGGTCAAATTCCCACCACTTTTCCTGATTAGACCAAGCTCTTGGGTTATGGTGGTGGTTATTATGCCACCCCTCTCCCAAGGTAATTAAACTAGCAATCCAACTGTTTCTTGCTTCATCTACACCTAAGTCATGGGTTTTGTATCCATGTCTGTGTGCGATTACTATAATAGCGCTTGAGCTGTGTAAGCACAGTGAAGCAGGAATAGCATACATGTAGATGATTAACAGTGGGTCTATTAGTGCTAAGATAAGAATAAAGTAGAAGATAATTGCAAAGTAATGTTTGTGTAATAACTTCTGAAACTTATCTTTACGTAAATCCTTAATTAGCCTTAAGTCTAAGTGAGTTATGTTCCAGACCCCAAACCATGCGCGAGCATTTCCCAATAAGTAAGGGCTGTGGGGGTCTTTAGGAGTCTCAGCTCCTTTATGGTGTTGCCTGTGTAATGTAACCCAAGCAAGAGGGCTACCCACGCTTGTTATTACGCCTATCACACTTAGAATTTTTTCAATTACAGGGTAAGTGTTAAAGCTTCGATGTGCTAGAAGCCTGTGGAAACCGATGTTTATTCCAAGAACACCTATAATCCAGTAGGTAAATAAAGCTATCCAAGCATAATGTGAAGATGCTCCCATGAATAGATATATAATACCTGCTAGACCTATAATATGGTTAAATACCTGTAAACTTCTTACAGCTATATTATGATTCATACAGCCTCCTTCTTTTGGAAAATGTACTTAACTAGATAACCAGCAAAATCATATTTACCCATGATTATCTGTTTAGGTCTATAATGATGGGTATTCTGATAACTCTCGCCAAAAGTGAAGATATTTAACCAGTGACAATCCATGCTCTTGTCACCTGTATCCCATTTTTGATGCCCTATCATATGACCAAATACGCCTGTCATTTGAAGACTGAAGAAAGCTATAGCGCCTGGCAAAGCCCACGCCCAAATAACTAGCTCTGGATTAATTAGAGCCAAGACAACAACATAGCCCGCGATTATCTTGAAATAGTTATCATGCAGCCACTTGTGTGTTTTATCCCTAATCAAATCTTTAACAGTCAGTGGGAGGATAGCAGAAGGCCACGGCCCTAAGACCCAAGCTTTAATAATACCGCCATGAGGGTAGTAAGGGTCTGAGCCTTCAACGTCTGACTTAGCATGGTGTTGTCTGTGCTGGCCTACCCAGCTTATAGAGCTTCCAATGCTGGCTAACGTCCCCGCAAGTAGTAAGAACCACCACCAAAACTTATTTGTCTCATAAGACCTGTGCGAGAATAGCCTATGGAAACCAGCAGAAACGCCTGTGTTAAACACCGTCCAAACGACTAGAGCGGTGGCTAACCCCCACCAAGAAAAGTAGAAGGTTAGCCCTAATATACCTACCAAGTTAGTAGTAAACAATGTAAGTTTTACTTTGTGGTAGAAATTCATATGTCACCTATGCTTTATAAAAAAGTACACCAATAGCAGGAGTTTCACCCGCCTTAATCACTGCTGTATCAATACTCTCAAAATGAATAACCTGATGCCTTTGATAATTTATGTCATTTACCGAAATACCGTCTTCCGCAAGGAACAACCGTTTACCTTTAACATCAGTAAGAGTTTGGGTCTCGTTAGGAGATAATTGTAATACCTCCCCATCCCACAAATCCTTACCACTGACGCAATAATAACGTCCATTTTCGGTGGCAGACATATTAACTAATCTCTCGCCTTTTTTAGTTAAAGGTTCTTCGTCATCTAAAGTAGGTATTAAAATCCTACCGTCTTCTCGGCTTTGTTGCACTCTCAGCTTCATATTGGCATCATAAAAATCCACAGAACCTGAGGTTAGAAAAGTAACACCTCCTGTCGTATTTTGGTTTACAGTAGTTGCTTGGAAAATATCGCCCTTTTTAAATATACCCGTCAAAATAGCAAAACCGTTAGTATTACTATTAACTAATGTTTTAAACCGCCACTCAGCCATTATAAAATCACCTCTGGTTGACCTGTATCAGCGGGAGGCTCTTCTACAACTGAACCAGTAGTACCAACCTCAGGAGCGTTCAAAGCTTTCTCTAGCTCCCTCCAATGTGCTACTGGTGAGTAGCTCTTTATAACACCCTCAAATTCCTGCCCATCAAAAGGTATGGGAACACCTGTTAAGACTGTTTCACGTTCTGCCGAGGTATACTCGACCATCATAGTTCTTGACTCTTCATCAACATCTATAATTTTATATTCATATGTTATTTGCATTTTAATTTCCTATGCGATTGCGCCCAATCTGCTGCCTGTATTAATCCAAGTTATGTTTGAGTTGCCGTTTACTGCTTGTCCACCAGCACCACCAGCACCGCCAGGATTAGTATAAGTTTGACCAGCCAAACCCGCAGCACCTACGTTACCACCATCACCACCATCACCTGCTAAGTCGCCACCTTCAGCACCGCTCCCCGCGGCTGATAATGTACCATTACCTGCTGGATTTCCTGGCCCAATGCCTCCTGAGGAGTTGACGTTACTAGAGCGCCCACCACCGCCCCCACCAGTGCGGGTATTTTTATTAGTAGCACCACTACCGCCGCCACCGCCGCCAGCCCAAATGTTTCCTTGGTTATCTATAGAAGCTGCGACAGCAACCCCTAAGGCTCTACCGCCTCTAGCGCCTGCAGCTCCTGCCGCCAGCGTCCCATCAGCCCCGTTACCCCCACGACCTCGTATTTGACCGTTATTGACTAGGGTTACACCAGTAGGGAAAGAGCCATCTATTGTCATAGCCGCAGTGCTGTTCCCAGCAGTGTTACCTGATATAATAACACCGCTATTAATAGTACAAACAACAGCAGAGCTTCCATTCCAGCCAGCCGCTAAAGCTAATGCGCGAAGGTTTGCATTGGTTGTGTTTGTTGTAATGTTAAACGCAAAGAGAGCGCTTGTGCCGTAGAAGTTACTCAAACTAATAGCGCCAGAAGTAGGAACTGCACCATTAGTCCCTGAAGTGCCAGAGGGTACATAAGACCCTCCAGCGTAGTATTCAGAAAGACTAACAGGGTTACTACCACCAAACTCAGTTTGAATGTCGGATAATGTGATTATTCCTGATGTCTGTATAGCCATTACACTGTACCAAATGCTGTGACTTCTCCAACAACCGTAAGGTTGCCTGAAGCGTCTAGTTTCATTTTGTTAGTACCGCCTGTAGCAAATACTAAGTCTGTGCCTGATTGCGTTATTGACCAATTACCTAAAGTTACTGAGCCTGTTACAGAGATGCCAGATGTTGTAACACGCATACGTTCTACAAGAGCATCGCTTACGCGAGGAGAGAAAGAAATTTCAGTATCAACATGGTTTCCACTAGCAGGAATAGTGGCTATTGATGAAACCTCTTTTAAAGTACCTACTGTGTCTTTACCCTGAAAAAGAATTCTACTCTGCTTTGCTGTGGTATTAGAAGTATCATCGTTAGTAATGATTAAACCATCATTGTCTGTAGAGCTAGATACGTGTAACTTAGAACTAGGACTACTCGTACCAATACCAACGTTACCACTACCATCTACAGTAATGTCATCGTGATTAGCTATGCCCAAGTTAGTAAGGGCAGTTGCTGCACTATCTAAGTCAGATAAGTTGTTAGCCGTCTGAGCATAATCAGCAGGGTCAAAGCCAGCAGCGCTAGCCGCATCAATAGCACTTTGAGCTGCCGCACTAGCAGAACTTGCTGAGTTAGTAGCACTTGTGGCTGCGTTAGACGCACTCGTAGCTGCCTCAGAAGCCTTAGTGGTCGCTGTAGAAGCATCAGCCGCTACGCTAGACTCAGAAGCCGCTGCATTAGTCTCAGAGGTTG